AAGACCGATGGGATTTCCTATGGGCATGGGTGGCGGAGGTGGAATGGAGAACCTTGCCTTGATTCAAATGGCTTTAAATTCGGCCGGTCAAGTTAACAACCAACCCAAGACCGTCAATATCGGCGGAAGAAATATTTTAGACGTTACGCCTGAGAATAGACTTGATCGCATAAATCAAGGCCTCACGCTTTTGGCTCAGGGATTTATGATGAATCGTCAAGCGAAGGTAAGACAGGGTTTTGTCAAATCGGTTGAAACGATTATGGGAAGCAATGCTCCGGTCGAGGATAAATTAAATGGGCTTTGGAAATTGAAGCTTGAGCATCAAGGAGATTATGGTCTTGGCGTTGATGAAATTATTAAACATTACAGCTCAAAAACAGGGAAGGAATGGAAGCCGCAAACAAAAGATGAGGCATTAGATTTTGAAAGAGCAAAAAGGGATGTCTCTGGCAGAGGAGATTTTAACACAGATATTAAGGGCGGCATGGCGCAAATTAAAGGAGGGGCAAACTCCGATGATGTTATCAACTCCCTTAGAGAAAAATATCCGACGCGCATCACGCCATCCATTGAGAAGAACATTCGTAACTTTACGGATAGATATAAAAGTCAGAAAAATAAAAAAGATATGGAAGATTTATCCGCGAAGATTAGAAGCATCCCGGCAGGGGCATTGAATAGTATTAAAAAAAATGGGGCTAAATCCGGCGCTCAAGTTCAAGAAGGTGCCACGGCCTTGAATCCAAAAACAGGGAAAAGAATCCAATTTAAAGGCGGGAAATGGCTTCCACTGAATTGATTCCAAAAGGATTCGTACTCGAATCCGACGAAGTTTTCAACAAAGCCATAGATTTAACTTCCGGCTTTGAAGGTGGATTCACTGTTGATAGTGGCGGCCCGACGAATTACGGCATAACGCAAACGGCCCTTAATAATTATCAGGAAAAAAAGGGGTTATCTAATGTCGATGTTAAAAAAATATCCCCGGATTATGCGCGGAAGATTGCTAAAGAAGAATATTTCGACAGACCAAATTTTTCTGTTCTCCCCGAAAACACAGCCATTGTGATGTTCGATTATGGGTTTAACGCCGGACCGCAGAAAGCCGCTAAAACACTTCAGCGAATTGTTGGGGCAACGCCGGATGGTCAAATTGGCCCTAAGACAATCAAGGCCACACAATCATATATCGAAAAGAACGGTGAAGAATCTTTGCTTAAGGGCATCCTTGATTCCCGCGAGAAGGAACTGACAAATCTCATAGAGAATAATCCCAAGAAATATGCTCCTTATAAAAATGGTTGGATGAATCGGCTTAATTCAATACGTAAACAATTTGATATCTCCTCGTTGAACCAATTCTCGACAAAAGAAGCCTTTGCAGATGAATTTGTGAATACTTTACCTGAAGGGTTTCAATTAGAAAAACCTTCCGCCGGTGAGGTGCCAACAAATCTTCCAGAAGGCTTTCAGCTAGAAAAATCAACTCCCATATTAGAGCGACTTGGCAAAGGTTATGGCATGGGGGTTGCGGGCACAGTAGAGGCCACCGGCGGGCTTTTAAAGTGGTTTGGTGCGGAGAAGGTTGGGAAAGCATTTACGGATTATGCCAATGAGATGAAACAGTTTTATTCCGTTCCCGATCCTAAATTTATCGACCAAATAGCAGCCGGGTTCGGCTCTTTTTCAACATTCTTTTTACCTGGGCTCGGGATCGCCAAGGGGGCCCAAGCTTTACAAGCTGTCCCTAAGCTTGCCATGTTGTTAGGGGCGACATCATCGGCCACATTAGAAGCCATGGTTGAGGCTGGCTCGACCTATGAACGATCCCGCAATAAAGGAATGGATGATGAAGGAGCATCAAGCGCGGCGACGTTCGATTTCATTCTAAATCTTCCCAGTAGTGTTGTCTTGAATAACCTCGGGGTTTTCAGTCATGCCGGTAAACCACTTCTAAAAGCCTTGAAATCAGCCGCGGGTGAGGGGTCTCAGGAATTCCTTCAGCAAGTCGTTTCCAACGTGGCGGCCAGCGATCCGGCCCTGGAAGGGGCCTTGGCATCTTTGTTTGTCGGTGCAATCACCGGCGGGGTGACGATGGGGGTTATATCCACAGCTCAAGACTTGGATACTTTAAGGCAAGCTAAAATTTTAAAGGACAAAATCAAGGATTTAAGTCCAAAAGATAATCTTGCCAGGGATGCGAGTGGAAAACCTATTGAAATCAACCCCATGCCGTCTGTTCAGCCAGCTACCCCAGAGGAAGCCACTCAACAGCAGATTCTTACTGAAACAATAAAGTCTGATGTTAAAGCCGTCGAGTTACAAATTTCTAATGAGTCCAATGTCAAATTCATTATTGAGAAGGCTGGGGGAAAGTTTAAGGCAATTACGGATATGAATAACAGCCTCTTTGAAGATGAGCCCACGATTTATTACGATACACCCAGTGGAAACACTCAGACAATAAGACCGTCACAATTAAATTTTGAAACCGTTCAGAAAAAGATTCAAGATTTTGAGAATAAGTTTGTTCAGAGACCGAAACCAAACATTGAGGTTGTAAAAACTCCGTTAGAGAAAGCCGGTCAAGAATTCTCCTATAAAGAATTTAAGGAACTGAATCTTGCTGAACCAGCCAAGACTCCGCAGGATTTTAGTAAACGCATAGACCAATTAAATAAATTCGCTCAGGCCCGGGCCATTCTACGCAAATCCGGGAAGATGAAAGGCAAGTCCGGGGTTTTTAAATCAATTCCAAAAGAGGGAGAAGTTGGATTGGCCCATGAGACCATGTATTCCCCCAAACAATACATGGAAACGTTGGGCCATGAACTTGGGCATTCGATTGAATTCAATGTCTTAGGTAAAACGAATCAGGGCTTAAAATTGTTCGGAGAAAAACTTGACGTTGAGACTCTGAAAAGCGTCAGAAAAGAATTGATCGCCGTTACAAAAGACTTGGTGGGCGAAGAAACAATGAACAGCAAGCCTGGGTATTATTATCGACCGGCTGAGTTAATTGCGCGGTATTTTGAAAAAATGATTGGTTCTCCTGGGAACCTTGAGGAATTGGCCCCAACCGTCTCACGGTTGATTAAAGAAAAATCTTTAAAACATCCAATCATCCAGGAATTTCTTGAGGCCGCCAATGAGGGCATCGATAAAGGTGCGCCGAAATTCGTCTTGCTTCGTGATTTAAAGCAGACATATCAGAAATTTCTTGGCAAACGAGTCGGCGATATTGCTTACGGGGAAGAAGTGGCATACCGGGCTATGAAGGAACGGGCAAAGTTTCAAATCGAGAAATTTATCAATGAGAAGTTCAAAGGCGTTAAGGATTCCCCAGAGGCACTTTTTAAAACTGCTGAATCAATAAAAATATCACGAAGCGGTCAACCTGAATTTGGGACAAGAGATTTTGCGATTGCCAAGACACAAGAAGAAGAGGCCAAACTTTTAGAAATGGGATATACGAAAATTCCGCTGCCTGTCACGGAAGATGGTAAAGCTTACGCTCAATTCGCCAAGTGGCGATATACACCCGAGCAGGCTAAACAGATTTTCGATTCACTATCACCGGCCGGGAAAAAACTCGTCTTAGATTTTACTGCCGAACGCTCTGAGGCCAAGGACTACTTCAACCGGGAAGTGATCAGAGAAGTTAATAAAATCGAGGCCAGCATTGAGGGATGGGTACATCATTATTTTGAAGAAACTCCCGGCGGGTCGACAATCGTTGGGGGCAAAAAATTTAGGAAGAAAATCGCTGGGACTAGAAAACATCGAGAAGGTGCTTTAGGTTACGTCGAGGATTTCCAGAAGGCCATGACAAAAGTGCTGATAGATTTGGAGGGGGAGAAGGTTTACAACGATTTTATCAAGCGCCAATTCGCCCGTGTCACCAGGCCATTGGCGGAAGGTGAAGATCCAATGCCAGGATGGATTGAAGTAGTCGGCACGCTAAAAACAGGCGTTGGATTGCCATTTGAGAAGAGAACAACCATTATTGATAAAGAATCGGGAAAAACAATCCCAGCAAAGCAGGCCCGGTATCAAATGCCTAAACCAATTTATGAGCGATACAAACTCTGGCGCGGGTTGGTTGATGAAGCGACTACGGCGGTACGTGTGGTCAATGACATCAACCGTTACTGGCGCATCAATATTTTGACCCATCCAGGCTTACCAATAACCAATTTTATTAGCGGGGGCATTCAGTATAGCTCAAAGATTTTGACTGATTTTTATAAAGAGATTTTGACCGGTGATTTATCCATGTCACAGACAAAGCGAAATATCTCGGCCATGGCCAAGGTGCTTTTGCCTAAAGGATGGATGTCCGCCCCAGATTGGGTTTACGGTGGAGACCTGTCTAATTTCTACGGTCAATTTATGAAGCAACCAAGCGCTCTTGGTGGCGCAATTGATGAATATGGCAACAAAGCCTTAAAGCTTTATGGATTAATTGAGCGGTATTGGAAAAAGGTCATTCTCTTGGCCGATAACGTTTCTGATATTGATTCTCTTAATAAGATGACACCGGAAGGGTTGAAACTCCCAACGGAAGAAGAGCGGAATCTGATTGCCTCGATCAACGAAGATGTGGATCTCTACGCTTACGATTACGATAATGTCTCACTTTGGCTGGAAGCCCATCAAAAAAGCGTAATGGGGCAAGCCATTAAACCATTCGCAAAATATCCGTATAAATACGCAAAACAGGTTTTAGACATGATTGGATCGGCCTTTGACCAAACTCAGTCATGGCAGGACCGTACTGCCAAGATACTGGCGTTGACTACGATGGTGGCCGCTTATGCTGCCTTTAGTAAAAAACGCAAAGAAGAGCAAAAGACTCCAATGGCGGATGTCAATTTGGAAATTCCAGCCCGTTTACAGACACGCGGCCGATTGTTTATTACCACTGACGATGAAGGACGTGAATTATTTATGCGCGTGGCCAAGTATCCATTTATCAATCTAACAGAGAGTGGGATGCAATTTATCGATGGGAATTGGGAATCAGGGAAAGATGCTATTTCAGATATGTTAGGATCGGTTGGCCCAGCTGCACAGATTGGACTTCTGGCGTTGAACTTTCGAAACAAATACAACACTTATGATTCAGTTCCGGTGATATTAGGCGAGAATTTGGCCACGTTCATTCCTGGATATAGGATTTTAAATGATGTATCGCGGATGTTGGATCCATTTCAGCGTAAGCAGGAAACTTTCGGGCAAGCCGTGTTTTTCAAACTCATTCCAACAACTGATTCGGATTTGCAACGTGAACTTCATGGAAATATTCGGGAAGAAAGAATCCCAATTGAGGGAGAAATTGAAGGGCCAGTAATCCGCCGGACAACTATCGAAAAAGAGTTGGAGAATTATTGGCAGGATATTTTGTTGTCAATGCTTTCTGGTGTTTATGTCAGCCGTATAGATCCAAAGATTGTTGAGGCTTTCATTATCCGGAAGGAAAAGAACTTGGAGAAGAGACAGGCGAAGGAATTAAGAGAATAATTAATGTCCTTAATAATCATCATGGGCAGGCCAATGAGATTGCTTTTCCAGTTCAATCTCTTCCATGAGATTGCAAGCATCTTTGGAGTGTGTATCACAATATTCATCTAACCAGGTTCTTTTTTGATGCTCTTTGTTGTAAGTTTCTTCTCTCTTGAGGTCAATTTTTTTGGCGATTGGGCTATTTATAAAAATTAAAAGGAATGTTGGGAATACAAACAAAATCACCCAGAGATACATCAGATTAATTTTTTCTGTGAACGCCATGGCAAACATTTTATCCAATAATTGGGGGAAAACCGAAGCCGAATATTTAGATTATAAAAACACCAAATAAAATAATCAAATCAGCGCGGACAATACATGCAAATTTTAAATATTCTTGAATTATCTTTCTCGGTTGTGATCTTAGTTATCTGTGTCGTTCTTATTTTTTTGTGTGGCAATCTTATGTCTTTATGTCAACAAAACGTTGAAATTTTCAAAACAGTTAGAGAAGCTATGAAGGAATTAAAAAAACATCTTGATACACATGATGAACGTTAAGATGGCAATTACAATGGTCAAAAATAATAATATTTTATTGAAAAATAACAATATTTTATTAGTTGATTCTGAACGGGTAGCGAGAGTTTCGAGTGTTTTGATTAAATTGTTCATGGCATCATCAAATCCTTTGTCCATGTTTCTCCTTATGAAAGTTGACCTTTTATAAAACCATTTTCTTTGAGACGGGAGGCAAGTAAGTTGTTTAAATCTAATTCAATCGATTTGATTATTTGGGCAACGGATTCTGGGGAAGCCAAAAAAGGAAACCGTGAAGAATCTATTTTCATGCCACTGGCAAAATGGCAGATAGGGCAACGTAAATCTCCCGACTTTCCTGCGGATAAATCAGAGAATATTTGTACTAAATCAAATTCCATTTCGGGTTTGCAATGCTTACAGGTTATCGTTTGAATGATTTTTGCTTTCATAAAGATTCATCATTCTTTGACTTCAAAACTTCGGAACCCATATTTTTTTAATTGTTTGACAAGTCCAGATTGAAGATGCTGTTCAATGGCTAAAAAGGCAACAGACAGATCAGAAATAGTACGAAATGGCGCAGTCATTTCCATTAAAGTTATTCCAATGGCTCGTTGGCAATTTGGGCATATTAAATCAGCGCGTACTTTATTATCATTTAATTTCGATGAGTGGGTAAGAGATACAATAGCGGCCTCTGATAATAAAGGAGTATATGTAATGTCAAATTCCTTGTAACAATGTAGACATTTAAAAGTAGCGACTATTCTGGCTTTAAACATTATGAAAAACAAATTTATTATTTGTGACGGAGTTAAGCACCCATGTATCTATGAATCAACTGGCGGAGATTGGCAAACTAGAATTTTCGCTCCTCCTCCAAGTATTTTGTCAAAGCATAAGAAAACTCATAGCAAAGTTACGCGATCGTATTTTAAGAATTCATCCATAATAAAAAACCCCACGAAAACGGCTAAGTAAACGTGGGGAAAGGGACAAAATCCCTTTTAAAATGTCCTTAGCCGTTTTTACAAGGGAAATATACCACATTTTGGAGGATATGATGAGCATTTTACTGAGAAAGTTTCGAATCAACAAGGGGGAGATTTTGAAGCGATTTTTTCTATTCCTCCCCGTTGTGGCGTTGATATGGCTTAGTTTATTGCCCTTGCCAGTTCAATCTCAACCGGCGACTTTTGTCCCTAGCACAGCTTCAGAGATAGATACAAACACCTCAGCCTTCAATAACAACCTTTCATCGGCGGATAATACCGTACAAAAAGCATTGGACACACTTGATGAATTGGTTGGGGGTAGTGGTGGGGACAATGTGACAGTCAATTCCACCACCGCAACGAATGCTAATTTCCTTGATAATCTTTATGTCGATTGGGCGATAAACACCGCTGCCACTCCCGATGACATTACAGCAAAATTTAATTATGCCGAAACTCTAGCGGGCAACCCGGCGCTATTGACAACAGAGTGCGTATTCACGGCAGATGGTATTTTATGCGAGGGGACGACTGCCGATACCATTGAAATTAAATTGGCATTTCCCGATCCTGTCACATCTGACAAAACCATTACTTTCCCTAATGCCACGGATACTTTGGTTGGGAAAGACACGACGGACACATTGACCAATAAGACTTTAGCGGCGGCCAGCAATGTTATTGACGCGGATACAGCAGTGGCTTTGGCTGCCAACGGAGCAAATTGCTCAGCTGGTCAATATCCTTTAGGGGTAGATGCTTCGGGTGCTTCCGAAAGTTGCACAGCAGATGATGATATTCCCGATGCCGGAGATTATAGCAATCTTACCGGTGGGGCAGGCATTGTAAACAATCCGACGGGAACAATAGCCACGGCTTCAAGCGAGGCGGATTTTTTGGCTACGGGTGCGTTGACTTGTGGAGCTGGAACACAAGGCAAGATTCAGGTACACACGACACCACTTCAATATTGCGACAATGCCGCCACACCTGCCTTACAGTATGCGGCCTATGGGAACAGCTCGGGAGTAGCGACTTCGGCAACGGCCTTAGCCGCCAACGGCGCCAACTGTTCGGCTGGTTCTGCGCCATTAGGCGTAGATGCTTCCGGCGCGGCTGAATCATGTACAGATTATGAAGAGGATTTAGCGAATTCTGCCGGTCTTGCCGCGGCATTATCTGATGAAACTGGCACTGGAGTTGCGGTATTTGGGACATCACCGACCTTTACCACAAGCATAGCCATAAATTCCACAGATCCGGCTGATGCCGGAGCAATCCGCTTAAATAATAATGAGAATATAGCATGGGAAGCGTCTCCGGCCGGAACAGATGAAACCATCAATCTTGATGTATCCGAGAATTTTAATATTTCATCCCCCATTCAACTTGACGCCGATGATCCAGCAGATATTGAAGCGCTTCGATTCGATAATGCCGAAGGGATTGCGTGGGAAGCTTCCCCAGCGGGTACGGATGTTACTTTAAAAGTTGACGCCTCAGAGATATTACAAGCCAGCGGGACATTTAATGCCACAACGATAACCGAGAGCACGAATGCAGTTCCAAACTCTACCGATCATCTTGGATTTTTCGCGGCCACGACTTCCGCTCAACTAGCTGGAGTTATAAACGATGAAACCGGAAGCGGGGCGTTAACTTTTGCAACGAGTCCAGTATTTACAACATCAGTTGCTATTCCCCAAGGAACGGGCCCAACGGTGGATGCAGCCGGAGAAACCGCAGTTGATACTACCGACGACCAGCTTGTCTATTACGGAGGGGCCAAAAGGGTTATTCCTTATGAAAGGCCAGTATGTGTCGGTTTGGAATCTTTGGCCGCCACTGATGATAATTACGCTTTCTGGATGGCCAATGATGCCGTTACTGTTACTGGGGTGGGATGTAATTGCCGCGGGACGTGTTCGACGTTGGCGACATTTACTCTTGAAGATCGTGGCGGGAACGCAATGACAATCACCGGGACGAATCCGACTTGTGCGACAACGGGGGCCGCAACGTTTGCCGCTGTCACCGCTGGTAATCAGCTAACAGCCGGAGAAATGGCGGCTTTCGATGTAACTAATACGCCGACAACTGGGGACACATATGTTTTGTGTATTACTTATACGGTGGACGCACAGTGAAACGCCTAATCTTAAAAACATTTTTTTTCTTGATGCTGATGTGTACGACAGTCTATGCCCAGGATTATTGGGTATTTATTCGTACTTATGATCGTCCTGGAACAAATGCGTTAACTGACGCTGGCATATCAAAACGAGGTGATATTGTACAAATTACTCCGGTTGTTGCGGGACAGGAACCGACGCCGGATGAACAGAAAGAATGGGCGATAGTAAGAGTTACTGGAATTACGCAAGCAGATATCGACACTTATACAGCTTCTTTTCAAGAAAGTACTCCGATGCTGACTTCACCTACGGGATATCCAGTATATAGAGATAAGGCGTTTCGTAAGTTTAAAGTAGATATTGATACTTTAAATTATAAGCAACCTGGACTTTATAAAACGCCAATCATATGGTCTGGCGTAAAGACAAAGATTAATCAAAAGACGGTATTAGATATCACAAGATATCGAATGGGATGGATGAAATATGCTTATCTTGAGAGACTGTTAATACGATTAAGTAATATTTTAGTGCCGAGAGCATGGGCTGTAACAACAGTCACATCAAAAATATGTGCTACTGGTTCAAATTGTACGGATGAAAACTACAATACTCTACAGGCATGGGAAGATGCGAAAAATGGAGATTTGGTTACAGCCGATACTATACAAAGAGCTGAATGCTATGACGACGATGGAAATATTACCGGAGCACTTAGTGTTGCTGGATGGACTACGAATAGTACACATTATGCTGAAATTACAGCTCCGGTTGGAGAACGACACAATGGAACCGCCGCATCCGGTGCTACGTTGACATACACGACAACTGGCTCTTCGCAAAATATGATTTCAGTATCAACCAGTAATTACTTTCATATTAGCTGGCTGGTTATAAAAATGACAATTTCCCATCCTGACGGGAAAGCTCTGAATCTAAGTAATTCGACTGGAGAACAATGGTTTGTCGACCATATGGTCATTGGAAACTATGGTGCAAAAACAGCGAATGACCCTCTTGGCGTGGTATTTGGGTATACGGATTCAACAGGAAGATTATCTAATTCTGTTGTTTATGATTTTCTTGGCCCGGCTGCTCATGAAGGAAGCTGTGTGCAGATGCAAAGATTGTTACATTACGCTTATTCTAATACGCTTTATGGATGTGGATATGGACTTACACATGGGACTGGGGCTGGAGAGTCACCATCATATGCAAAGAATAATATTTCTTACAATAATTCAATCGCAGATTATTCTGGAGCAAACGATAATGGAGCTTGGAATTCTGCATCAACGGGAAATTTATCAAAAGATGGCACAGTAGTTTGCGGTGCGACATTCGCCACTGGAACGAATACTACAGCGACAGCGAATAAGTTGATTGATAGTGGAGCATCATTTCAAACAGCAGAAATCGTTGTCGGTTCAAAGGTCAAAAATCAAACAGATACAACATGGTCTTATGTCACATCAGTAGATAGTCAGACGCAATTAACCTTGAATGATGACATATTTTTAGCGACGGCAAAATCCTATAAAGTTTTCAAAGCATATTCTAATCGGACGTTAACTTTTTCGGATACTACAAATAAAAATTTTCATTTAGTTTCTGGAGATACAGCCGCAATGGACTTAGGAGCTGATTTGGATGCAGATGCGACTATCGCCATTACCGATGATATCGATGGAAATGCGCGGCATGCAACAACGCCGGATATTGGGGCAGATGAGTTTATTGCAGCGGCGGCCAGAAGAACGTTTACGGTGAATTAATGACCAAACCTCAAGAGTTTAGTTTTTATGGTTTTGCGATGAAAGATTTTATTCAATTTACAATTTATGGAATTGGGTTAATTGTTTTTTTAGTCAAGACGGACATGAGGGTTACGAAAGTTGAAGAAAGTTATGCTATGCTCGTCCAAAATAGCAAGATTCTAACAGAATTCATGATTGATTCGGACGCTTATCATTCGGCGGTGTTAGCAACACAGTTTAAGGGCGGTAAGCCCGTCAATGCGAGTTACAACACAAAGAAGATTAGGGATAAGCTTATTGGAAATGATGCCAACGAGGCGGCGCAGTGACGTATGAAGAGGCCCGCATTATCATTGATGAATTGGAGGAAGCCATAAAAGACGTGGAGGCGGTGAGGGCAAAGTTGATGTCTGATGTTTGGATTCCAGAAGCACAGATGTTGACAAATGCTATCGTAAATTTGGATTTTGTGAAATTAAAACTGTTACGGTGCAACTAAAAGGAGGGAGTAAGTGAAGAAGTTAGTTTTGGTGGCAATCATTTTGTTAGTATCAGCAAATTGGTCTTGGGCGTTATTTGATGACAAATCGAAAGACAATATTTTTGAGGCTATCCAACAAGATAAGCAAGAACAAGAACAAAATCAAGGACAGGCTCAAGGACAAGATCAGGGACAAGACCAAAAGCAAAATCAGAATGCTTTTGGCGGAAATGGCGGGAATGCTTTCCAGGGCCAATTTCAGGGGCAGTCTTCAGACCAGGGAAACGCTCAAACCACAAATATCGGCGGTGATGAGACAAAAGTCACAACCGCCGTCTGGCCGCAAACGCCATCCACATCAGATAAAGAAGAGAAAACCATATCTTCTTTATTCGGCTCTATTGGAAACAACAAAACTGAGGAATATATCCGCCTTCAAAAACAGATGGAGCTTTCTAAAAGTTTATTGGATCAGGGATTGCTTACCACGGAACAATATAAGAAAGATGTTCTAGCGAGTTATGAACAATTAAAGCGGGCCAATAAAGAACAGAAGCTTTTTGGCGTACTGCCCATTGCTGAGCGTGGATGCTCGGTAATAAATGCCTGCGGTCTTTTGAATTGGTGAGCGAGAAAATAATGTTAAAGAACGATTCGTTTTTAGATAACATCAAAGAGTTGGTAGATGGCGGATGGATAATGCTGTTTATCTTTGGCGGAACGATTTGTTTTCTGGCATCAGCATCACTTATTGCTCTTTGTTTTCTGCATGAATCGGATACTGTTCGTCTTAGTTTATTTAAAGAAATTCTGATAGGCGCGCTTGGATACTTGACAGGGATTTTTACGACTATGTGGAATAATAAACATTTCAAATCCGGCAATCCAACAAATGGCGATGGGAGAAAAACTGAAAGCAATCCTCCTGTGGCTTAAGGATAAGCTCTGGGAGTGGATAAACAATAAAAGGGGGGATCCCCCGATGGGAGGAATACCGTTATGCAGACTACTTTAATTTCTTACTTGGTCGGGGCTTTAATCAAAGTTTTGAGCCCAGAGGCGGTAAAGAGTGTTATCGACAAATTGCTTGATGCTGTCGAGGATGCGGTGAGTAAATCAAATACAAAGATTGACGATCAGGTGGTGTTGCCTTTGGTCAATGCGATTCGTGTCGCCCTTAACGTGCCCGACAATGACAAATGAGCTTCGGGCAAGCTATAAATATTATCTCCTGGGTCATTTCAAAATATGAAAACATCAAGAAAATCATCATGGAAAATTACCGAAAATACCGCTCTCGGAAAATCCGGGATGCTGTTGATAGTGGGGACGTGTCTTATATCACAAGGTTGCTTCGGGAAATTAAACAGAGGCGACGAGATAGAAGTGACTCAACCTAAGATAATCACTGAAGGAAATTTAACTTATTGGTGTCTCGGTCCGGAGGAATTGACTTCTCTAATCCAGGAGGCAGATAGGTGCCGATGACAAATGAATATCTCACCCTCTATCAATTTACCTGCGCTTTGCTCGGACTTGTCCTGGGAAGTTTTTGTTATGGGCTTGGGGGCCGCAGTGGGAAATGGCGACGCCGGATATGTGGAAGCTTTGTTTTGGCTTTTACTGTAAATTACGTGAGTTTCTTGAGAGGCGTATGGGAATGGCCGTTAGTTTTCGTCTGGTTATTCCTGTACGGGGCCTTCTCGATTGGGTATGGCGGCGATTCAATCGGGGTTAAGCTCAGGAAGCGAACTCTCTATGCTTTGGCTGTGTGTACAGCAGGGACCTTATTTTGGCCCATATTTGGCCCAAAGATGCTCTGGATTACTATTCCCCACTTATATATAGGTCTTTGGTCGGTTTATTTCGGAGTCAGGAATCCCATTCCTGCGGCGGCTGAAGAAATGCTGATCTGTGCCCTCCTTAATATAGGGCTTATTTCCTACCCGTTTTTAGGCTAATCACGATATATTTTTCCTGTCGGTCTTGACAAACCAAAATTGTAATATATACTTCCGTATAGCAAGAATGGATGGAATATCATGGCCAAAATCAAAAAAACCGCAAAATATACAAAATCTGTTCCTATCCGCTTTCAAGATGAGGATTGGCACAGGATTGTTCTTGCGGCAAATAAAGAAAAGCTTGAAGCCTCAACGTGGATAAGACAACGAATTCTTAAAATACTCGATGGGGATCAGTAAACTTATATGTCTCTCAATCTGTTAAAACTATTTAGACACAACGGCAAAAAGAATGGTAAATTCTATTTACCAAATCCCCAATTGGAATATCGGATTGTGTTCAAAAAGGGGGCGGTTGAGGCTATTAAAAAAGTGAAGGGATGGACAAGTTATAGTGAAATGGCCAATGCGCTTGGAATAACCAGGCAATATCTGTCTATGCTCCGGTTGACGCGGGTTTCCGTTACCCATACGGTCATAACCCGGCTGGCTGTTATCTTGGGCAATGTTCAGGCGAATTGGTGGGTACATTTCGAGATCGTGCCCTATGGAGTCAAAGACACCAATCATCCAACTTGGAATTATGAAAAGGAACGTGGCAGGATGCCATACAAGCGGTATTCTTTATCGGCTTACGCAAGGAAACACGACTACGACATAGAAACTGAAGGTGTTTGCAGGGCCTAAGAAACTGCGGTAAACCCGTTATAAGGACTGGACAGAAAAATGACAAAAATAGCGATTTTTGAAAAACCTATTGACACAAAAACACTTGCGAGCTATTCTTTAATCATGCGTAGTTTACATAACATGTATAGTAAAAATCCGTCGAGAAATGTAAAATCATCGTCGGATTTTTTGTCAAATACCATTTACCCATTGCGTCGAGACGTAGTGGGTTTTTTGTTGTGTATGAATTAAAGAAAGTGATTTCTTTATGAAATTTTTAGTGCCGGGTAAATTAGTGGTTTTTTTATTGTCAAAAACAATCCCCATATCTCGAAACCGAAAAAAACCACTAACCAAGTGATTGGTCTACCCGGCCCGGCGTAGAGATTGGGGATTTTCTTTTAAGAAAGGAGGAGAGATGAATAACTCAACCGTGCAAATATCCGCCGTCAGCTTGTCGCGGAAGGTCTTTCGGGTAGCCTGGTTTGTATGTAAATCCATGTTTTTCACATTCCCAGTATTCCTCTCTTTCGCTTACATAAAATTTCCGCCGATCATTTCTCGAACAAGTGAGGCAGACGCATCCTTTCTCGTCTCCGTGTCTTCCAATGTTTTCCTTAACTTGTACCAGATCATTTTTAATTCTCTCCCAATCTTCATATCTATCTATTTTTTCTTGTATGCCTTTCGACCATCTTTCAAGAGCGATAAGCCTGTCATTGAAAATAGAAGTGTTTTTAAAATTTCCAAAGAACATCCCAATATTATGATGAAACTTGAAGATAAGCCCAAGGATAGCGATGACAGCAGAGATAATCTGAAGAATCACGAAGATTATATTATTCGGATCTATCAAGAACCCCATGGCGACTCCTCCTTATTTCACGCATCAGTTATAGCTATCTGGGAAGACGGTCCTTTTGAGCTGCGATTCCCAGATTTGGTCTCTTGTTTGGAACAGATAGCCAATGTTCTTTGGTGGCGAAGCAGTGAGGGGATAAAGTCATACAAAGAACTTAAAAATTCAGGGAAAAGATTTAATGCAGGTCATTATAAAGTTCATGTGGACTTTACGCCGCCAAGAGTTATTGAATAAATAAATCATGAAAAATCCCCCTTTCTTTAAAGGTTAACTTTGGAAGGTGACCTCGTCCTGCATTATAGCAGGGCAAAGAGAGGGGGAATACTTGATATATGCCAAAGAGCAAAGCTTCGAGCATGAAGATATTTTAAGGATGATTGAAAGCTGGCAGGTTGTTTAGATAAAGGGGAGTTGGATGAAAGTAAATTATTGCATTGATTGTAATAAAACAATTAGTGCAAATTCTAAAAGATGCTGGGCATGTTACAGAATGAATATTCTTAATGAGGGGAATAATTTTAGTTGGTTTAAAGGAGATATGGCGAGTTATAGATCTAAACATATTTGGGTAGAAACTCGACTTGGTAAGCCAATGAAATGTTATCTTTGCCCCGATACTTATGCAAAAAGATATCATTGGGCAAATATTAGCGGTGAATATAAAAGAGATTTAACTGATTGGGTTCGCTTATGTCCAGGGTGCCATTCAAAATTTGATAATAAGAAAAAAGAATTTTGTAAAAAAGGGCATTCTTACACACAAGAAAATACGCGCATTAAAAAGAATGGTCAACAAGGATGCCGAATATGCATAAGAGAATCAAGGAAGCAATACAAGAAAAGGCGGATGGAAAATGAAAAGCGTGTCCACAAGGCTTATACGAAAACACGGAGGGACGTGGTACGGTCGAATACAAGGCGAGATTGACTTTGCTGTTTACAAGAGAGAACAGGGGAAAAATTTTGAATCAATCAGCCGGGCCAATGGGTTGGAATCAACCAGAAAAACAGTGGAATATTTGGAGGCGCATAAACGCGGATAAATATGGTCTGGATAATTATCTCTTTGGTCATTTTGATTTTGTTTATTGGTCTTTGCGTGTGGATAGTGGCGGAGGATGAGCCGCCAAGAGATAAGAAGTTAAACCCCGACGTTGAGAGGAGGATTCGCGATGATAAAACTTGAGTCAATTCAAGTGTACGGACAACCAGAGAGAAAAGGATGCTATCGCTGTAACGACACCGGCAGAATACCTGTGACTGAAGCGCGGATGTGGGTTGACGTTGAAGGTGTCTTTTTAAATATGCCAGTAGGAAAAGAGCGGGCCTGTGCCATGTGGAAAATTTATCGAGGCTGGACGATTGACGGATGCGTCGAATGTCCTGAGTGCAGGCAATGAATTACGTCGTCGAATTTATCGGACATGATGGAATGACGCGGCATACTCAACCGATGAGCAAGATGGGCGCGGAATTGGCGCAGATTATAATTCCGCTTGAGACAAGAATTGTCCCGGAGAACGAAGTTTTAGACCCGGAGAATAAAAAGGAGGGATTGAGTGGATGTTGTTGATGTTCGTCGTTGGCATGAATTAATCAGCGAGTTCAGGGAATTTGCTGATAAGACGGGGGCGGAGTTCAAGCTTGAACGATTTCCCGATGGAAAAGAAATGATGTTGCTGCGACTTTATTATCACAAGCCGAAAAAGGAGGAGTCAAGATGAGTATTTTTAAAAAAGCCGAAAATCAATCGGCGTATCTGAAGTGCGGCATTTTAGGGTTTGCCGGATCGGGTAAATCTTTTACCGCCATGAAAATCGCAATCGGTTTACAAAAGTTTTGTAAAAGTACAGCTCCGGTCAATTTTATCGACACCGAAACTGGGTCAGATTTCCTGATCCACAAATTCAAAGAAAACGGCATTGAACTTTTTGTCAGCAAAAGCCGGGCCTTTGTGGATTTACTCTCTGCCGTCGATGAATCGGAAAAGGCGGGGTCGATTCTCATCATCGATTCCATTTCTCATTTCTGGACTGAATTGATGGAGAGTTTTAAAAAGCGCCGAAACATCGACCGTTTGTTTTTTCAGCACTGGGGCCCAATCAAAGAAGAATGGCGTGAGTTCACGGATAAATTCGTTAATTCAAAATGCCATATCATCATGTGCGGTCGGGCCGGTTGGGAATACGATTATGAGGAAGATTCCGAGGGTGTGAAAGAGTTGCATAAGACCGGAACCAAGATGAAGGCCGAAACCGAAATGGGGTATGAGCCGTCACTTTTAATTGAGATGGAGAAGGTTAAGAATCAATCCGGCTCAAAAATCGGCGGTGAGTTTTTGCATCGGGCTTGGGTGTTAAAAGATCGGTTCGACATAATCAACGGCAAATTTTTTGATAATCCGGATTTTGCCTCCATTGAGCCGCATATCAAAATGCTCAATATCGGCGGCGAGCATATGGGCGTCGATAAAGACAGAAACAGTGTTAATCTTTGGGACAGCAACAGCTCATATTTTGTTATCAAACGGCAAAAGGATATTGCCCTTGAAGAGCTGATTATTGCTCTTGATAAATTCTGCGATCCACGATCCGATGCTGGGAAAAAGGCCCGAATCGCAATTCTTGAGGACACTTTTGGCACTGCCTCCAAGACCGCTATTGAGGTCCTCGATTTAACACCCATTATTGAGGGCGTTAAGAAAATCAAAGAGAAACTCTCCATGACTCAAGGATTGATTAAGCCGGAACCCAACGGCGACAAAACGGAAACTAAAGCCGTGGTGAATAAAATTGATGGTATTGACAATGCGGAACCAAAACCTAAAAAATCAGAAAAGAGCAGTCACGCGGGTCGACTGCAGAAAGCGGGGTTGCGATGAGAGAAACTACAAACACAAGCCAATTCCCGGTGACCCCGGAAGGACGGTATTTTTTTACGGTCGTTGATAAACCCGAAAAGCGACGGACTTCCTCGGGTAAATCGACTTATCGGATATGGGTATTGCGTTGTCGTGAGCTGGGCCGCAATGTCCGTGTCCTTTTATTCCCGTGGGAAAGCAAAGAATTGCTGCTGGCCGTTGGCGGTGAAGAAATAAGCTCGGAAAATATTGACTGGGACGATGAAACAGTCTCCGGGAAAAGTTTTTATGCTGATATTGTCCACGAACAGGATAATAACGGCAATATCCGGGAAAAATTGGTGAATGTCAATTCTCCTGAAGATGAATTAAAAGTTGGCCCCGCTCCAGCAATTAAATCCTCTTCAGGGGAGAAGTGGCCGGAGGAAGAGACGTTATAAATTTAGAGTTTTTCCCAAGCTAAACAATCCACCAGCCACGGATATTTTAAGGATTTATCAGTCCTAAAATTAAAAGGATAATAATGCTGCGCGTTGTTATAGGCAAGGAAATAGAAATTTATGGAGGCGATAGGCGGGCCAGTCTTGTTTTAAAAATCGGGCTGGCCTCTTTTTATTTAACCCGAAAGGAAGTCAAATTCATTCGGAATAGATTGACTCGGTATTTGGAAGATACGAAATGCCAAAAGCCCGAGAGGCGCGATAAGCCATGAAAAGAAAATGTTTTAATAATCAAATTTGTGATGTTTGGATGGAACATGGTTTTGCTGTCTGTTGTGCGACGCATCCAGATCAGCCTAATAGAAATGGAAGGTCACGAGGCCGTAAAATCCACCTTGCCATTAATGACAAAATAACTTTATGCAATATGCTCGTTGATGGATATATCCCTGACGATGATCGAAATTGGGCAATGGTTTCAAACGGTAAATGCGGAGTGTGTTTTAATGAGAATAGAATCAAGAACGTAGTGAGACTGGCCGGAGAAATGAGGTGAGAGGTGAATAAGGCAAATTACATTATCATTGAAGATGATTTTTTAAAAGAAGAACCGTTAATCATCCGCGACATAGGCCCTTTTCATAAGTACATGACAATAACCAATGCCGCTGAAAAAGTTGTCGAAGAACTTGTTTCCAGTGGACATCTGCCGCCAGGTAGAAGATTGTTTTATTATGATTCTGAGAATAATCTTGATGAGCTTCTTATTAAAGATAAAAAATTAGCAGGGTTCGCACTGATAAGAGACAACCGAGGCAACCGATGAAACCAAAGGATAGATTGATCTCGACAATCTATTGCAAATTTTGTATGGCTAATCAGGTCGGTGTTAAATTTCGTTTAAGCAAAACTTATTTTCGTTGCCGATTTTGTGGAAATAAATGGGGTGAAGCTGATAAAACCAAAGATGAGTAAGGGGGGAGCATGAAAGCTAAAAGAAAATGCGAGATATGCGGTTATTTTAAAATAGTCGGATTCACTGATTGTGGATTGATTTGTGAGGAATGCTTTAATAAAGAGGTTCAAATTAGTGCGTTCAATTATGGAATTGAAACGGCGGCTAAAATTGCCGACGGATACTGTGACCCAAACATGGCTAAATTTATTCGAGAATCTAAAAAGCCAGAGCATAAAAAGAATACGGAGTTGATAGATTTTAAAGCCCAGGAGGAGCCCGCGGCATGAAGATAAAAGATATTAGAGGCCTTCTGCCGGAGAAAATAACAACAGAGCGCTCACCGGATGCTCGGAATGGATGGAATGATGCCATTGACGAAATGGGTAGGCGGGAGTTGTTTGATTTTTTGGAGGTGGATGAGGAAAAACTCGCTGCACATTATCACGATAAACAATGGTCACGATGGATAAAATATTTATTTTCAAAACTTGAAGGGCATCGACATATTCCAAAATGGGCCTGGGAGAGATGGGCGCGCCAAGCAAATACTCTATATAAAGATTTACCAGAAGAAGAAAAAGAATCAGACAGATTAGAAGCCCGTGCCATCACCGCCGCAATTCCGGAGATTGTCAGGGGGAAGAAATGAGGGACCCGCTTGAAAAAGCTGAAATTACTGCGCGAGATTTGGGCCGGAGAATTAAATCAGCCATGCCCGTCGGATGGGGATTTACTCTCGTTCTTTACAATTACGGAGGGAATGGCGCAATAACGTATCTCTCCTCGGGACAGCGTGAAGATTGTATAAAAATGTTAGAGGAATTATTAACCAAAATCAAAACAAACGAAGGGAATATTTGAATGAACATAAGAACTGGAGATTTATTCACGTTGGGGGAAGTCAAGAAAAAGCCAATAGCGGAACAAAAACATTTTGTCGAAATTCCAGATGCTTTTCTTCCAGAGATTGAGGGGATGAATCGGCAGGAAAGACGAAAGTGGCTAAAATTAAATCGAAAAAGAATTGAAAGGTTTACGGCTTCAGAAAAATAAATTAACCACCACCAAAAACAGGAGGTATCACATGCACGACCAATCCGCAGTAGGGGCAGCCGAAGAACCAAGAGTTGATCACACCGGGCAAATCGAACTTTTCAACATTGATTCGCCTTTAGGCGAAAAGGCCGAAGCTTTTATGCAGGCCGACGCGCATTTCAAAACATCGACGGAGGCGCGCCAGAATGCCATGGCGTTGTTGATCGAAGAAATGAAAAACTCAGGTATCCGCACTTTGAAATTCAAGGGCGATACCATGCAGTATCAGCCCGGACATGTCACACCGGATAAAATCAAATTCGTTCCAAGTCAAACGTAAAAACGTAAGGGGGGGTTGAATGGAGAGGTATGTTATTATCGGCATTTCGGGCAATGAGTGCCAGACAGAAGTTATGGCGTGGGATTACAATCACGCCGTTAAACTTGCATTGAAGAAAACCGGCGGACCCGCGCTGATTCATAAATACGGAAGAATCAGCGACGTGGTTTATATAAATGTTTAAAAGGGGTAAGACGTGATAACCCTAACCATTCCTGGAAGCATTCCAAGTAAGAAAAATTCAAAACGTATCTTTTGTCACGGCCGCCGGCCAATCGTTCTCCCCTCCGAACGCCATGAAGCTTGGGAGAAAGAGGCCGGTAAGGTACTGGCGGGTGTTAAGCTCTGCCCAAACCCGGCTTTGGTGGAGATCCTCTTCTTCTGGCCGGATTTGCGCAAGGCCGATCTCTCCAACAAAGCTGAAAGCATCATGGATTTACTGGTCAAATGCGGCATTCTTTTGGACGACTCTTGGCAAATCGTTCCAAAGCTGGTCTTAATCAGCGGGGGTCTTGATAGACAAAATCCCCGCGCTATTGTGATGATTCAATAAAAGTAAAAGAGGTAATACGTGGCTTGGATTGAATCTCATACTATTTTAACGAGGCATAGAAAATTAGTTTTTATGGCAAAAGAGCTTCGCCTGAAACCCGTTTATTTAATGGGGCACCTTCACGCACTCTGGCACGCCGCAATGGAACAGCAAGAGGACGGCGATCTATCGTCATGGACTGACGAAATCATCGCTGAATACGCGCAGTTTCAAGGCGACGCCCCTCAGTTCGTCTCCCTGCTCCAAAAATATAGATGGCTGGATGGTAAACTCATACATGACTGGCTTGAATATGCCGGGAAGTATCTTGAATCGAAATATCGTTCAAGTAATTATAATCGTCTCATAAATATTTGGGAAAAACATGGACTTATTTACGATAAGGCTCCGGCGCGCCAAATGAAAGCTGGATGGAATAAGATTCGTGATGAAATCCTTAAAAGAGATGATTATAAATGTCATTATTGTAGCGAAAAAAGTGAGTTTATGGAAGTAGACCATGTTTTAGCTGTTGAGAATGGCGGAACTGATGATTTATCAAATCTTGTGGCTTGTTGTCGCTCTTGTAATCGCAAAAAAGGCGATAAAGCCATATTAAAGCCAGACTCAAGCCAGACTAAAGCCAGCCCACCTAACCTACCTAACCTACCTAACCTACCTAACCTACCTAACCAAAATACTTATGCGCAGCAAGCTGCGCGTTTGCGTATCATTTTTGATGAATTTTGGGATAAATACCCAAAAAAATTAGGACGTAAATCCGCACAGCGGCATTTTAACGCATCGGTAAAAACGGATGATGATGTTAGTTTGTTCAAAAAAGCCTTTGATGCGTTTTTACACTCAAAAGTTGCCCATGGTGATTCGCAATTTATTCCTCACGGATCAACTTGGTTTAATAATTGGCGGGATTGGGTTGATTATCAAGAACCTAATGATGGTATTCCAAACGAATGGAAAACAAAGAAGGTGAGTACATGATAATAGATATTATTAAAGATTGGGGTGCACCCAAAAAAGCCCTTCAAATTTTTGAAATATCCGATGAAAAGGAACGTAATAGACAAATAGCCCTATGGGCATGTGAATTTGGTTTTGATGAATTGCGCTACATGCCATTACCAACTCCACCGGTTGTTGTTGAGAATTATTTTAAAATAGATATTCAACAGCGTAAAAAAATGAACAAAGATCCAGAAAATTATCTAAGCTTTTGGAGAAACCCTCAAGTTAAAAAATATTTTGACGATTGTGAAAAGATTTCTAATCTCAATAAATCAAATCTATTATGGCTTAATCAGCTTTTGGAGTGGTTGGAAGATAATCTAGCTGAAAGAGAAAAGGTGCAACTTAGAATTTATGAATTTGAGTAAGCCTTGAGTTATTTTTTTATAAATAGGAGGTGATAATTTGAGAATTTTAATTATTCGGCTTGGTGCAATAGGTGACACGATTATTACCACCCCATTGGTCAGATATTTAAAACAAGGGGGACATGAGATTTATTATCTCGGCAGTGAGACGGCCCAAACAATCCTTCAAAACAATCCGCATGTTGATAAATTTATTCTTCACGTCCGCGATTCTGTGCCTAATGACAAACTCGGAGATTATTTTGAGTCTGTCCGCGAGGCGCATGAATGCGACAAGTTGATTGACTTGTGTGAATCGATTGAAGTTAATCTAGCGCTTTATCCAAACGATCCGCGTTCAAAATATCCGAAGTATGAACGCATGGAAATGTGTAACAAAAATTATTACGAGGAGACGTTTCGGATTACTGAAAAGCAATTGCAACTTCAATTCCCATGCTACGCTGATCACGATGTCCCAGCCGAAGTAAAAGAATATTACAATCCAGAAATATTTTTTACCTCAGAAGAAGAATCCGAGATGGAGAAGTTTTTTAAAGAGCTCACCGGCCGCTTCGTCATTCTCTGGGGCCTTTCCGGGTCCTCACGCAATAAAACCTATCCATACTCCGACAAGGTCATTAAGCGATTGATTAAAGACCACGGGGATGTGAGCGTTATAACCGTTGGGGATGAAGCCTGCCAAATTCTGGAATATCCAATTTGTGATATTAAGCGAGTGATTTGTAAATCAGGTCAGTGGTCTATTCGACAAAGTATTTTAGCGTGCAAATATGCGTCGTTGGTAGTAAGCCCTGATACAGGTCTATTGCATGGCTCTGGGGCCTATCCTACGCCCAAGATAGGGCTATTTACAGCTACTACCCGAGAGAACGTTACAAAGCATTTTTTGAATGATTATTCACTTGAGCCGGAGGGGATTGATTGCGCTCCCTGCTTTTTACTTATTTACAAGGCCAACGTGCAATCGAACATGGCCGAAGATGGAATAACCCCACTTTGCTGTGCCTACGGAATTCCACCCCAAAAACTTATCGAAAGGATCGAAGTGGTCTATGATAAAAGAAAACTTCAAACCGCTAACGCCTAAGCAAGAAGAAATTCGATGCAAGCTATGCGACAATTTGGTGTTCCAGCAGTACGCTCTAAAGTCAAAGATTGATAATTTGGAGACTGTCAACAACTGGTATCATTGCCGCTGCGGGTGCATATTTAATAATCATAAGCTCAATGACAAATCTAAAATATTCAACGCCGAATATCGCAAAGTTTATCAGGAAATGAAGGGAGTGGGGGTTCTCTACGATTACTTCATCCGCCTCTATGCGCCGATTCTCGAGGAGAAAACCTACGGTCGGAAATTCATCGACGTTGGTTATTGTTTGGAATATCTGATTGACGGAATGAAAAGGCGGGGATGGATTTCCACCGGCATTGATTTAATTCCAGGTCCGTACATTCACGATGATTTTGAAAAGTTTAATTTCGGCAAAGAGCGGTTTGATTTGATTTGGCTGGGTGGCGTTATTCAATGTTTTGAGGATCCATTGACTGCGCTTTATAAAGCCTACGATTTATTGCGGCCGGATGGGCTGATGTTTATTGCCACGCCCAACACGGATTTAATCAAATATGATTTCATTCCAGCGTGGGGGCATTGGGATATGCGAGAGAACCGTCAGTTTATTTCAGAACAGAATTTGAGAGACATTCTCTCTCGGGCGGACCGAACATTAACCGGACGATGTAAAATTATTTACATGGACTCCGAGGTGATCACTAAACGCTTTCCCAGTTGGAACGTGATGCACGCAATTATCCAGAAAAAGAAAATTGAGATGTTTAATTTCGGGAGGTAAAATGACGGCATTAGAAAAGTTTCTTGAGGCATTTAATCGGTTTTCCGCAGATTGGGAGAAACAATCCAGAATCATTGTTCGTGGCAATGAGATCGTCCAGATTGAATGCGAAGGTTTTATTTTTATGGGTGATGAAAAAGAAAAATAAAAAATTTCTTGATTTTTAATAGATTAGGCCCAAACTTTTGATTAGAAAATTGTATAGCCGCTTGCCTGTGACTAACCATTAGGGCAAGATGTGCCGAATTAGCTCCCAAGCTGTGGCTAATCACTAGGCGCGGGAGCGGGCAAGTGTAACGTAACAGAAGCACCAGGCTGTGACTAACCATTAGGCCGGTGTACTCCACGCAAGGAGTGCATCGGCCTTTTTTGTTTTTATATGCTGAAAATTACATCAAACATTATTTCTGAACCGGGCTTGTATCAGTTATTCGAAAGCCATGATCGTCGGATGATATTGATTTTGAAATTGGATTTGGAAATGAACCCACAGATTAATCTTAACCAAATGATTGAAGTTATTCTCGAACAGTCGAATAGGGGATAAATGGAACCAATTCCGCAAACAAATCCTGATAGAATCGTTGGTTTAGAACCAAGGGCGAGCAAGCCCAGGCGATATCCCAAAAAGTTTCTTAAGTTTAAACGCATGCTACTTACCCGTCCGGACTTATCCCCAACGGACATTGCTCATAGAACTTACACCTGCAAAAACGATAATGTGGCCCGAACGATTGCGTCGCGCAATATGCGGGCCTTGAGATTAACGTTTAAAGACACTCTTGAGCGCATTGGCCTGACTGATGAACGTGACGCGACGGACTTGCTAAGACTACGCGGAGCCAAGATCACAAAGTTTTTTGCGCATAAGGGAACGGTTCTCGATGAGCGTGAGGTAGAAGATAACGATGTCCAACTTAGAGCCCTTGAGTTAACACGAAAAATAAAAGGCGACTTTTTCAGGGACGAAAACGGGAATCTTGGAATTATTGGCGGGGTCACAGTTGCAATCATCATCGATAACAATTCCCCGGTGAATGTGATTGATGTCGCTGAGGCCAAAGGAATGGATGATGTCAAAGTTGGTGTTGAGGTTGATAAATTATGAGTGAGCGTTATACATACGTCGTAAAAAAGGGCGAAGAAGTTGTGCGGAAGATTATTCTTTCCGACAAACAAAAGCGTTGTTTGGTTTCAAAAGCAAAAGAGATTCTTGCGTCCGGCGGTTTCCGCGCCGGAAAATCGCTGGGGATAATTATCAAGATTATTGCCCAGCATCTTACCATCCCCAATAACCGCGGTCTCATCGGCCGCTTAACATACCCAGAGTTAAGAGATACAGTGCAAAAAGATTTTTTCCAGATTCTTCCGAGCGAATGGATAAAAACTTGGCGGGAATCCCGTGGAGAGTTGATTCTAAAAAACGGAACGGAAATTCTTTTTAGACACTTAGATTCAGTCTCGGAAGAAGAAATGCGCGGGATGACTCTGGGATTTGCGTATATCTCCCAAGTCGAAGAGACCAAGGAGTCTGTTTATCTCACACTGAAATCCCGCATTAATCTTCAACACGTCCCGGCCCGGCAGTTGCTCATGGACTGCAATCCGGTTCTTTTCTGGGCGTATAAATATTTCAAACAAGAAAATGATCCCGACCGTGAGTTGATTGAGTTTTCCATGTTCGACAACAAAGACAATCTTCCTGAGGATTATCTGGCCGATATGATGAAACGTCCGGAGAGTTGGAAGAAGCAATACGTATATGGAGTCTGGGACGAAAGCCTTCTGTCGGACAAAGCAGTTATCCCCGTCGAATATATTCAACTCCAAAAACGCTTTGTCCGTAAACCCAAGCGCATGTTGGATGATGTCCAGATATTTGAGGACGTTATCCCTGAACACACATATCAGGCTGGGGTTGATACATCCGAGGGTTTAGGGCTGGATTATTCATCGTTGAGTATCTTTGATTGCCAGACGGGGGAGCAGGTCGCCTATTGGAGAGGACAAGTGCAACCTGATTTATTGGCGATGAAAATTGTCCCAGCACTACGATATTTTAACGAGGCGTTTGTTGTTCCAGAGATCAACGGCTGTGGACTGGCGTTTGTCAATAAGCTCAAAGAAATTTATGAGAATATTTATAAACGCAAAGAATTTGACCGCGACAACGAAGTTGAAAAGGAAATGCTTGGATGGAAAACAAGTTTCGTGACCAAGCCACTTTTAGTATCCAACTTCATAAAGCTTTTGCGTGAAGGACACATCAAACTCAGATCCGAAGAGACGGTCAATGAGATGCCGACGTTTGTTTATTCCGACGAAGGACCGCGCAAGGGAATGGGCGCTCAAGGTGGATTCCATGACGACTCTCTTATTGGGGCCATGCTTGGGTGTTGGAACATTCTTGAGAATCAAGTGCGGATGGGCGTGTCATTAGGCTCATTCGATCATTTGGTTGGCGGTGGACGAGGTGGATGGTGATGGCTGAGAAAAATAAAAAAATGACTGACACCGAATATCTGATTTTTTTGAGTGATTGCAAAACTTCAGGTATCCAGTACCGTGACAAATTCCGCGATACGTGGGAGGAAATTGAGAGACAGATCCGGTGCGTTCCGCCAGACTCCTGGCAACTCAAAGAAGATTGGCAAACGAAGATTTATATCCCGCTTCAATCCAAGAAGTCTGAAATTGCGCTCTCTTATTTGAGCAAAATGATTTTTCCGAAAGGAACAAATTTTGGTTTAACCGGCGTGAGTGAGGACGACAAGGAAGATGTTCAACAGCTCGTTCTTCTCATTTCAACGTTAATGCGTATGGGTGGATTTCAGACGGAGAATGAATTTGTTTTAACAGAAGCCATAGACCAGGGGACGGCATTTTTGAAACTCACCATGACGGGCGATGAGAACATAACAAAACTCACATGGCGAAGTCCGCTTAATTGTGTGTTCGATCCAGACTGCGGACACAATTTCTCGCGCAAGAGATTCTGGACTGACCTTTACAAAAAAGATATTTCTTGGTTGATGAACGAGACCAGAAATCCGCATAGCCTTTACAGTAAAGATAAAATCAAAAGCTTCTTTGATGATGCTGCCGGAGAAGTTGCTGCTGTCTCCCAAACCAATCAGAACACATCTTCTCAATCTCAAGAGAATCGAGAGCCGACATTAACCATACGCTCAATTGACGGGACACAGGATATTACAATCCCCGCAAAATATAAAATCGTGGACATTGATGAGCACTGGGTTATGGTACCGACAAGCGACGGATACGATATGCGGGTCACAACGATCTTGAATTCAAAATACATTCTCAGGGATAACGAAAATGAGTTGGGGTTTATCCCTGTTACGTGGTGCCGAACAAAGCCGAGAAAATACGATGCCTATGGACGCGGATACATGGAGAACACCAGGGGGCTTCAGGATTTGATAAACACGACAATTAATCTTGGATTCGATAGTCTGAAAATTTCGTCGATGGACATCATCGTCATCAACGAAAGGGCCGTAGCGGATCCGGCATCAATTAAATATAAGCCTCTCGCAATCTGGAAGATGAAGGACATTAACGGTGTCAAGATTCAGAGACAACCATCGTCTTCCATCACGGATATTTTGCGAGGCCTGACGATTATCGATCAGATTGATCAGGATGCTTCTGGCATTACTCGTCATGCCGCCGGAACGCCGTCTTTATCATCAACGGGGACAGAGCCAAACACTCTGGGAGAATACAAATTGCAGTTGCAAATGGTAGATGATCGATTCTTAAAGCAAGGACGATTTATTGAAATGGATTATTACGTCCCTTTAATCACCATGTATTACAAAATTGTAATGAATGAAAAACTTTTTACTCAAAAAATGGCGGATGACATTTTGGGGATGAAACAGGTGGATGAACTCGAAATTGATCCAATTTCCAAAGAAGCCAAAGTTATCGGAAAAAAGAGTATCCCAAAGCTTGATCTTAAGAATCTCCGAGAAAAAGGCGACATGTCCAAGAATTTCGTCGCTTTTGGCGTGACTTTATTCACCGATAAGCTTGAAAAAATTGAAAAGCTTAAACAAGCTCTGGATGCGGCATTATCGAATCCGACATTATCGGCGTTGACGAAGATTGATGTTCTCTGGCAGAGGCTCTGGCAGGCGGCTGAGATTGATGATTATCAAGATTTCTTGAGGTCTATCGACGAAGTTAAGGAGATGTTGGGTGAACAGGGCGCACCGCCCGGAGCACCCCCAATGGCACCACAAGGGATGCCCCAAGGAGCGCCAATTGCCTAAACCACTGAAAGGTGAATCAAAGCAGAAATATATCAATCGCGCGATCCCTTTTATGATTCGCAAGGAAGGCTTGACGCGGGATGAAGCCGCTGGCAAAGCTTATGGGCTTTGGGACTATTTCAAGAAAAAGAAGGGAGGGCGGAAGTAATGCCTAAAATTGGGAAAAAGAAATTTCCGTATAACAAGGTTGGAAGGAAAGCCGCAAAACGTTATGCGAAGAAAACTGGCAAAAAAATGATGATGGATAGTGACGCTGCTATGCGTATGAAACGTCAGGCCATGCAAGGGATGTAACTGGAAAAATATGGACGAAATTACGGAACAAAAAATAAAACTTCAAAAAGATGCCGTCGAGGCAGAGCAATTGAATTCCCTGAAATCACACAATGGTTGGAATGTTTTGCTTGGAATATTTCAGGAACTTTTTGTTGCCGAAGCCGAGAATCTGATTGAATCGGATAACTCGGAAGCTCGGGCTACCATGAAAGCATTACAAAAAATTGTTGACCGGATTGATGGAAAAATCAGCCTTGGGCAAGTTGCCAAAGAAGAGCTGAGAAAGCCGGTATTTAATAAAATGCAGGGCACCTCTTAAACAAGAATCCTGCCAGGCCCGCAAGGGTAAAACGAAAGGAAATTTTGCTATGACAAATCCTGCCACCCCCAATCCAAATGACCAGAACGCACCGGGAATCGGCACGCCCAACGGTCAACCAGATCCAGGAACAGGATCTCCCAACAACGACGAAATCGTCCGGCTGAGGGAAGAAAATAAAAAGCTGAACGACCAGAACGCCGAGAAAGACCGGCACATTACCGAGCTTTCGACTGAAAAGGCGACTCTGGAACAAAGACTAACCAGTTCACCTTCGCCGTCCGCCCCATCGGCAGTTGTCGATGTTAATGACGAAGAACTTGAGAAAGAAGTTGCGGAAATCCTTGAAGAAGGTCAAGTCGATCCAAAGAGCGCGGCAAAGAAATTGACGGGGATCATTAAAAAATCAAATGATACCGTCTTTCAGAGAGCGACAACGGATATTCTCTCTAATCTTGGGCCAAGGATCGACAATGTTAACTTCGCGAATAAATTGGAAGATGAGAATAAAGACCTTTTTGAGTTAGGCTTAAAACCAGCCATAACGATAAGAGTCCAGGAACTTATCAACCAAGGCAAGGATTTTAGAACCGCGGCAGCTCAAGCTGTCAGTGAGGCCAGGACGAGAGTGGACAAAATCAAAGGACCAGCGATGCCAAAACCTTCTACACCACCTGGCGCTCAGGGAGAAGTTGGAAATAATAATCAACAGCCTCCACCGTCTCCACCAAAAGAAGAGACGGAAGATGAAGAGGTTCAGGATAGAAAGCGAAGACGAATGGCATCCGGCCTATAAAGGAGTGATTTTAAATGGCTCAATTGTGGGTAACAAATTCGCTTGGCGGGCATTTGACAAATAACAGGTTGTCAAAGAGTCTCCGCAAACAAGCGCTCCCAAATTATGTGTACCGGCAGTTTGTCAACATCAAAGAAGACTTCGGGAAAAAATCCGGTGACACGGTCTTCTTCGATAAGTTGCTTAAGATTGACACGAAAGGTGCGACCTTAACGGAAACCTCGACGATTCCGGAAAACAAATGGAAAGTGGTCAAGGATTCCGTTGTGGTTGCAGAGTGGGGTAAAACTATTGCCCTCTGGATTAACCAATTAATGAGCGTCGTATGTTTAAGAATTGCGTAAATTGCGGAAAAGAGAAGAAGTTGACCAGGCATGAGAAATGCGTTTCATGTGCTCATTTGGGTCGATCGGCTTGGAATAAAGGCTTACAAGGATTTATGAAAGGCCGCATTACTTCTTTTGAAACTAAACACAAAATAAGCATAGCTCAAAGTGGGAAGAAAAACCATAACTGGAAAGGCGGCATTACGCCAAAGACAAAGTCTTTCCTTTATTTCATATTCAAGGAGGACGTTATTAAAAGGGATGAGAGCAAATGCACTATTTGCAAAATCTTTTTAATGTATCCGATTGTACACCACATTATCCATCAATCAGAGCGTCCAGACTTAAGATATGAAATAAATAACGGCAGGACAGTTTGCTATGACTGCCATATGGTTATTCACAACGAAGTTGGTTATTACAGGAAAAAACGGGGTGAATTCAGTGAAGAGCTTAATGAGCAAACACTGAGCCAAGCTTGGGAAGAAATTTCCTTGAAGGTGCAACGCATAATGGACGAGGCTAAAAGCTTAAATGCTCATGCCAGTAATTCCAACACGAGCGCCCTGGGCGTAAGCCAAGATATATGCTGAACATACGGGCAACCGTATGAGCTAAGAGATAAAAAGCTCTTAGGATAACAGAACGAATAGCGTTCCTTATACGGAAAAGCTTGACACGTTGGCTGAATTCGATCCGAGTGATATTTCTTCCCAAGTGTTAAAAAATGATCAAGTGGAAGTGCTCGATTCCGCGGCGTATGCGCAGTTTAATACCTGCAAGTACATTGCGGTTGCGACGAATACAGCGACAACCGTTTTCACCTCCAACGGAACCGCGACAATTACCGCGACGGCTAACGCTTCGGATAAGACCGTTCGTGACATCATTGACGATATGGAGAAGAAAACCACTCCGAAATTCAGTGATGGAAATTATCGGGGCATCGTGTCAGTCAATACCCGACGCGGAATCTATGACTTCTTGCAAGCGATTGCGCAATATACCAAACCGGAATACATGCACAACAATGAACTCGGTATGTATTACAACTGCCGGTTCGTCGTTGATAATTCCGGGAATGTTCGGGACACCGTTGGCGCCAGCAGTCTTTATGGCGAAGGATTTTTCTTTGGCCAAGAGTCTGTCCTCGAGGCTGTGGCCTTGATGGAAGAAGTCCGCATGAAAATTCCTACGGACTACGGGCGCAGTAAGGGTGTGGCATGGTACGCAATCATGCAATTTAAAAAGATGTGGGATTTAACCAACGACGATCTCAACAGCACCAATAAGGGCATTGAGAGAATCTGGAAGTTAACGTCCGCATAATCTTAACAGTCATAGAATAAAAAAATGGAGGTGATTTTACATGGGTAGAGATTACGCAGACGCACGCTTTGGCGTCGAACAAAATATCGGCCCGACTGACCTTACCGGATCATTAGCCGGTACAGTTGGGGCTACCGTCTTGCAGAGATACCGTGTCAAGAAGGCCATGGACATTACGGCTGTCTACGCCCGCATCAAAACGGGCGGGACAGATGCTGTCCGCAAAGTTCTTGTCGGTACGGCTTCTGCCGGAGGCGCTGCCACCTATATCGGGACGGCAACGTTGGGAACTCAGGCTGATTTGACAACCAAGGATTTGAGCATCACCGGGGCTGTGGCCGCGGGTGAGGAGATTGTTATTTCCCACTTGGGGACTGGCGCGGAACCTTGGAACATTCAGCTCTCGATATTTGCGACTGAGAAATTCGCAAACGTGTAAGGAAAAAATATGGACGTGGGAGATAAGGTCAGAATAAAACCCGAATATTGGAGAGGCAAGCGGAAGTTTTGCCTTAACGAAGTTGAGCTATTCATTCGGGACAATGGTTTTGGCTTTATCTCCCAACGCCATACTCCTAATGGTTTTTTTGTCGGCACTTCCGGGGTAAATGGAAGTGTTTGCATTGAAGAAGGGTATCTTATACCAGCATGAAAAAAGCATACATCATACGCTATGGGGCTCGGGGAGATCATATCCATTGTTCTCACTTGCCGCGGCTTCTCAAAGAGAAAGCTGGATTTGAGTATGTCGCTTTTGAATACAATGCCAAGGGATTCGAGATTCATTCTAAGAATCCGTTTATCGACCGGCATCTTCACTTCGAGCCAACCATCAATCCAATCTGTCATTATCCCTACTCTTTCTTCCGGAAAAGATGGGATACCATCGCCAAAGAGGGAGGCTTCGATAAGGTCATAAATCTTCAAGGTTCCCTGGAATATGGTTATATAGCCATGGAAGACCAGAACGAATATTACATGTCTTCTAAATTCCGTCGAGAAAAGTACGGGAAACTCAATTATTACGACCAGACGACTATCTGGGCGGGATTCCCGGAGCAAATCGGAACCGTCGGGGATTTGCACTTTAGTGATGATGAATACGATGCCATCGAGAAAATATTTGATGATAATTACAGTAATAAATTTGTCATTGTGGCCAATCTCTCAGGGACATCCAAGCACAAACTTTTTTATAACGCCGAATATATCATCAAAACATTTCTCGACAACCATCCTGACGCTGTTTGTATAACGATGGGGGATGAGGATTGCAAAGAGAAACTTGAATTTAAAGGGCGGGCAATCATTAATCGATGTGGAATATTTGAAGTCGATGGAGAGA